GACTGACTGAGGAACCGTCCATTGCTTCCGCGATAACGGCCACTAACGGGATCGTAGCGCCATGAGGATTGGTCAAAACGCTGTTCAAGAATGGCTGTGAACGTTGATAAATCATTCAGGCCTTGCATCTTCAGCCTCCAGAATATCCTTGAAACGCTCAGGCGCTTCCTCCTTCCATTGGTTCAATGCAGCATCAATGTCTTCAGGGCTAATTAATGCAGCTTCGTCAAGGTCAGAAAGGATGAGGCCTTCCACTTTCATGGGCTCCATCGCATCAACTTTGCTACTCACATTCTTTGCTTTTCCTTTACGTTCGGGATCGGGATCAGCTTTGCGCTTACGAGCAACAATTGTTTGACGCTCTTCTTTGCTCATGGCTTGCGCCTTGGCTTGCGGAAGACACTTAGGCTTGCCTTCTTTCTCTTCACGAGCGCCACAGGGACCAAGAATTTCGCCGCTGGCGCCAATCCTCACCCATTTTTCCTTGAACCATTTGTCAAGATCATCAGCATGAAGCTCCTGTTCGTCGCTCTTAAATGCTCCACTCAGTGAACCGTGCTTCTTCTTGTACATTTGCTTGTACTGTTGCACCACGTAACCACTGGCATAAGCCGAGGGCCACACTTTAAACTTGCTCTTGGCAGCGCTCACTGCTCGTGAATGCAGCTCTTTGTCAGTGAAGGTTACGTCACCACGAACTTTCTCTAAATCGCCAGGAAGATAAAGGCCAGCGGAATCTTCCACTTCACGACTACCGTCCATGGGAAGCGTACCGTTTTCCTCGTTCATGGGATCACGGCCACCAGGAGGCACTGCCATTTTTCCGTCACCCCCTTTCTGAGTGGAACCACCCCCAGCTTGAGTGGGAAGTTCCCGCACTACGGACGGATCGAGTGTGAGTTCCATGCTCCATTCAGAACCGCCATAACGGGCATCTGCCACTTCCTTGGGACTCAGTACGCCTAGCTGGATGTAACGACCGTCTACGGCCGCCACGCGCGCCCGTACGTCAGCCATTTCGCGCTCATTAAGCTCAAACAATGGATTGAAAGCAATGCGCCACGATTCAGGAAGCTCTCCGTTCGTCGGACCCTCCTTGCTCAGCATGATCATTTCCATCAGCTTCTTGATGGGCCGCTTGAAATGGACGCTTTGATAATCAGCAAGAGTCTTCGCAAAATCACGCTCTTCGCTGCGACCAGTGGAACCAAGACCACTGGGGCTCTCGCCAAACAGCACTGTATGGGGAATCTTGCTGGCGCCAATAATGTCTACGCGCAGTTTCTCAAGGATTTCTCCAATGCCTCCAAAGTTGCGGCTAATAAATTCAAGCTCCTCCTTCTCCGCATCAATCGCGTAGCCGCGATAGATGCTCTTGCTCATGTCATTCACTTGCAAACGATCACGAATGGAACTTTCCTTGCCAGCAGCCAGCATTGATGCAAGGCCTCTCACTTTATGAACAAAAATGTCAAATTCAGTGAGGAGCGTTGCTGCTGAATTCAAACCTGTCCAATAATGCCTAAAGCTGTCATAAACAGTTTGCAAGCTGCTCATGCCCCAGCCATAATTACGCTGCCTCACGCGATAAGGAAGCCAGTCACCATCAAAACGCAAAATCCTATCTTTATGGATATAAGAAAGTTGCGGCTGGTTAATTAAATCACCAGAGATGATCTGATAATAAGTGGCTTTTGAATAGTCGTATAAGTTTTCTTCATTAATGACGGGCGCAATTTGCCATCGATCAAGACATTCAATGTCTTCAATCCGACGAATGTTGCGTTTATCGACAGGCATGTAAGCGGGACGGCCATCGTCAATAAAGAGAAGTAGACAAGCACCCCCATAAAGGCGGGCGTTCTTCGCTGCGAGGTTGAGGTGTTCAAGGATGTAGAGGTCTTCAATTACTTGTTCAATGCCCTGCACTTCTTCGGCTCTGACGCCGTCTCCGCCAAACAATACTTTGAAGCCTTTCCGCGTGGCTTGGTCAGCATAAATATCAACAATGCGACGAGGAAGCCATTCGCCATAAAGATTTTCTAGTTCTTCTTGGGCTAAGAAAATCGTAGCAGTGGTCTTAGTGTATTGCGCCTTGTCTCGACCAGTACCCATGCCAATGAGCACATTTTGAAGACCATCAGCCCTCACTCCACCACTACCAACGTGACCAAGATCAATTGCTTCGCTTTCCATAAGCTTTATTTATGGCCATAATGTGTTGCTTTTATTCTAGAACCTGGCTACATTGGCGCGTAGCTTATGCACACTATGGCCAGCTTTGGCATTGTTTTTCATTTCAGCGACAAAGACAAGGAGCTTGTGCGGGCAGAAGCCATGCGCAGGCAGCTCGTAAATGAGAAGAAAGGCTTAAAAGGGCGCAATGGTGGTCCGGCTGATGGTGATAAGGCTTTGTTCTTTCACAAGCTTGGCGCCGCTGGCGAATTAGCAGTGGCAGATTATCTCCAGCTACGGGAGTTTCTCTATCAAGAAACAGAAGCAAAGCGAGGCTCTTCAGACCTGCCTCCAAATATTGATGTGAAAACACGCTCTCGTCATGATTACGATCTCATCTGCCAATTAGACGAGAAGCCGGGAAAAACCTTAGTGTTAGTTACGATACAAAACAAAATCACTCTTCTCCATGGTTGGATAAAGAGTGAGGATGCCATGAAGGAACAATGGAGAAAAGATCCTGCGGGCGGAAGACCAGCTTATTTCGTTCCGCAATCTGCATTGCTTCCTCTTATAGACTTGCGCCATGCTGAAATGTTCTGATTTTTCAAGACACGCTCTCAAGCTGGATCTTTATCCCCAGCAAGCGAAAATCCTTGACACCTTCTTCCAGCCAGATAAGAGCCATGCAGTGTGGGCTCTTGGGCGACGATCAGGCAAGACTGTCATGGCTGCAGTGGCCTGCGTCTATATGTGCTTCGTCTTGGAAGATGAATATCGCAGGCGAGTAAGAAAAGGCGAGAAATGGTACATCGTGACCGTAGCAAACAGTCAAGACCAGGCTCGTATTGCTCTCAACAACATTCGTCAGCTAATCCTTGATAGTCCCTTCGCCCAAGAAATCGTTCGCGAAACCGCCGACATCATTGAACTAAGCAACAACTGCGTCTTTAAAGCCATTCCCACTTCAGGCCGTGCTGCTCGTGGCCTCGCTTGTGCAGGCGCAGTGTTTGACGAACTTGCATTTGCCACTGAAGGCGATGCAAACAGCGGCGGCAGGGGCATTTACGACGCACTTTCTCCCGCTATCGCCCAGTTCGGAGGGAAAGGACGCATTCTTGAACTGTCGTCTCCATGGCTAACAGACGGTATTTTCTACCAGCATTTCAAAGAAGCAAGCTCTGGCCGCTTCCCCTTCATGCAGGCAGTGAATCTCCCAACGTGGGAGATGAACCCAAGTATTTCGCAAGAGTTTCTTGACACAGAGAGACAGCGCGATCCGGAGAAGTTTAAAGTTGAGTATGGGGCGCAATTCGCAAGCAATCTTTCAGCCCTTGTTGCAAGCGATGTTATTGACGCCTGTATTGATGACCGTAGAGCCGCTCTACCACCACGCCCTGAATTCCAAGGGGCCTATGTACTTGCCCTTGACCCCGCCCGTGGTGGCGTTGGCCGTGACGACTACACTGCTTGTATTGTTCACTACGAAAACGGCACGTTAGTCGTTGACAAGTTCCATTCGTTCGTCGCTGATTTTGAAATCAATGGAAGGATGGAAGTGAATATCAATGCAGTGGAAGATTGGATTAAGGAACAGCATCGCCTATATGTGTTTGACACCATCGTGATGGACCAGTTCAATAGTGCTGGCACCATCCAAAGCTTGGCTAGTGATTTGCCCATCACTGAACTCACTTGGACAGTTAGCTCCAAGATGAAAGCATTCAGCAAGATGCGCGAATTGTTTAATGCAGGACAAATCAATATTTATCGCCATGAGAAAGCAATTATGCAGCTTAAAAATCTCACGGTCATCTATAAACCCAGTGGACAATGGAGCGTTACTGGCGGCAAAGCGTCTGGAATTGACGACTTAGCGTTTGCAATGGCAGGCGCAATTCTTGCTGCTAGCAAAGACGATGACATTGGTTGGATTGATAGTCTTATCTCCTAGTATGATTTTCAAACAATAGTTCTCCTATGGAATGAAGAACAGCGATTTAACTATGCAGGAGGTAAAGTTTCTCACCTCCCTGCTTGAATGCGGAAGCTCCAATAGGCAAACTGCCTTGCAGCTTCTTGCCGCCGAACATCTTTACATCCCCACTCTCCTCCCAAAGCTCCAGGCTCACGCCAAACGTCTGAAGCAAATTGAGGTTCTTGAGCAGGCTTACGACGCAGAAGAAGGTTTCTTTCCTGAGAATGCTTCCTTAAGAGAATATGACGTTTGATCATCAAAAGCCATGCTATGCTTTTGGAGCTTTCGCGAAGCACGCTGGCCAGCGTTAGTTCAACAAGGAACAATGGTTTCAGGCGCCATTGTTTCGTACCAGGGGAAAGAGGGAAACGGGCCAACCCGTTTTGAAATGTCGTACAAGGCGGATTGAAGCCCCGCCCGACGCCCTCTTTGCTCATGAGCC